TCGGCAGCGTCGAACACCGGCTACCAATCGGCAGCGTCGAACACCGGCTACCAATCGGCAGCCGAGGTCAGCGGCAAGGAGTCCGTCGCCGCATCCCTGGGCATCGAAGGCCGCGCTCGCGCATCTGCTGGTAGCGCCATCGTCCTATGTCATCGCGACGACGAGGGGCGCCTCATCCATATCCGCGCCAGCAAGGTCGGGGAGAACGGCGTAGAGCCGGACACTTGGTATCAGTTGAGCGCTGATGGTGAGTTCGTCGAATTCGAAGAGTGAGCCACCCGCGCCTGCCGGGTTCCCCAACGCAGGCCCGATCCACCTGGCTCCATCGCCAGGCTGTATCGGAGAGTGGTCTGAAATGCGCAGGCTGAGGCGCTGCCCCGGCAGTGGCACTGCAAATCTTACGGGGTCTTCCCGGAAAACAGCAGCGAGCACGGAGATCAGCACCGCCCTGGTCCCCGGGGCTGCACACCAGCCCTACCGCAATCTATCCGGAGACACACGATGAAGCGAAACGCCAACCCGGCGGCGACCGTTACTGCCTGGAATTCCGCATACCCCGTCGGCACCGAGGTCGACTACCGATTCCATCGCGGCGCGGCGCCGAAGCGCACCCGTACCACTACTGAAGCCCAGATCCTCGGCGGACACACCGCTGTCGTCTGGCTCGCCGGAGTGTCCGGTTGCGTTGCCCTTTCCCACTGCGAGCCGGCCTGAGCCCGCACGTCCAGCATCCTGAACGGAGTCACACCATGCTGATCTTGACCAGAAGACCCGGCCAAACCCTGCATATCGGCGACAACATCACCATCACGGTCCTCGGCAGCCAAGGCGACCAGGTGCGCCTCGGCATCACCGCCCCGGACGACGTCGCCATTCACCGCTCCGAGATCTACCAGCAGATCGGCAACGTCCGTCCGGTGCCGCCGGCGGAGTTGGTCGAGGCCTGGAACCGAGAGCACCCGGCCCAGGTGGCCGTTGAGTACCGTCCGCTCCGCGACTCCATCCCCATCCGCACCAGAACGCTCACTCAAGCCAAAGTTTCCGCCTCCGGCATGGCGGTGATCTGGCTAGAAGGCCAGGCCACGCCGGTGCTGCTGCGCAACTGCGTAGCGATCTCCTGACTTCGGCGCCTGGCCTATTGCCGGGCGTTTAACCCACGGCGAGCGCCCGCCGGTCCAACGGCGCGCACAACGGAGGATCTCGACATGTAGCCCAGCCCCAACGGCAGATCGCCAACATGCGGTCGAGCCTGTACCCAACCGCTTTCACATAAGGCGGTGCATGTAAGTGGAGACAGGGCGCTTGGCGGCGCCCTTCTCTTTCCTGCTCCTGGCATAGCCAGGGCGTAGCGGGGAGTGATTTGAATGCGTAGGTCGATGCGCAATGGGACGTGGCTGACTCATGAGGATGGCTCAAGCAAATAAGCCAGCTCGATGCCGCCTAAGAAGCGCCTTACGCCGGAGATCGACACCGGCCAGATCACCCCCCGCTGCGCATGCAGCGTTCCCCCTCTTCGCCCGGCTCCGGCCGGGCTTTTTTCAACCTCCATTCGAGAGCACCCACCACGGCGCCCCACCGGGCACGACTGCCGTGTGCCTGGGTGCTGCCGAATGCAGGTGAACCACGGAGAGCATCCCGATGTGGACATACCGCGAGCGCCGCAACCGCGAGGCTTTCAGCAACGCGCAACTCGCTTACGACCGTGCCGTCGACCCGCTCTGGGACCAGCCGGACCCGGAACCGGAACCCGAGGACGAAGAGCCGGAGGACGACGATGGCCTGGGCGAATGAGCGCGCCGAGGGCGTGATCGAGGAAGCGATCGTCGCTATGCGTCGGTCGGTGATCCCGCGCCACGACCAGTTGGTATGGCGCGGCCAGATCGAGATGGCCTACACGCTGGACGCCATCGGCACCCGGCAATACGACGACATGCGCCGCCGGCTCGACGCCGCAGCGGATGCGAGACAGCAGGAACTGAGGAGCATCGACCTATGACCACCCGCCCCGTTCGCTCGATCATCGACGACCAACTCGACGATATCGAAGAGTTTGCCGGAAAGAGCATCCGCCAGGCCGTCGAGTTGGCCAACCGCCACGGCTACCACAACCCGCTCTTCGCCAACATCTGCGGCGACCTCTGCGTTCTGCGCTTCCGGCGCAACCCCCGCCTTCACGCAACAACCACACTCACCCTGAAATGAGACCAGCCCCATGACTGCAGCTCTCGCATCGGTCGGCGCGCTCGACCGCACCAAGTACCTCGGCGGCAGCGATGTCGCCGGCATCCTCGGCATCAGCCCCTGGCGCACTCCGTTGGACGTGTACCTGGATAAGATCCAGCCGCGCACCGGTCCCGTCGACCCGGCGAAGCAGAAGATCTTCACCCGCGGCCAGCGGATGGAGCCCTACGTGATCGACCTGCTGGCCGAAGAGACCGGCCTGAAGATCATCGGCCGCGGCAACCGCTATCGCGATCAGCAGCACGACTTCATGGCCGCCGAGATCGATGCCGAGGCCGCCAGCGGCGAGAACATCGAGATCAAGACGGTCAGCCCCTTCAAGGCAAAGGACTGGGGCGAGGTCCAGACCGATGCCATTCCAGTCCACTACACCGCCCAGGCCATGCACGGCCTGATGGTCACCGGCCGCCAGGTCTGCATCTTCGGCGTGCTGATCGGAGGCGACGACTTCCGCGTGTACCGCGTCGAGCGGGACGACGAAACCATCGCGGCGATTCGCGAGAAGGAGGTCGAGTTCTGGGGACGCATCCAGCGCCTGGATCCGCCCGAAGCAACCGCTGTCAGCGACATCCTCCGGCTGTTCGAGCGTGACGCCGGAACCAGCATCGAGGCCGATGGCAAGGTCGTTGAGGTGTTCAACCGCCTGCGCGAACTGAAAGCCAAGGCCAAGGGCCTGGAGTACGAGATCGAGTCCGCAGAGGAGCGCATCAAGCTCTTCATGCAGGACCACGCCCAACTCACGGTCAACGGCAAGTCGGTACTGACGTGGAAGTCCCAGACCACCAACCGCTTCGACCAATCCGCCTTCAAGGAAGCCCACCCCGCGCTGTTCGAGCAGTTCAAGAAGACCAGCGAATCCCGCGTTTTCCGCCTCAAGTAACCGGAGCCCAGCATGTCCGCAACCGCCCTGAAAGCCGCCGCGACCGGCAATGTCGCCAACAACGGTCAGCCGAAAACGCTGGCCCACCTGATGACTGACCCGAAGATCAAAGCCCAGATGGCCCTGGCGCTTCCGAAGCACATGACCGCCGACCGACTCGCGCGCATCGCGCTGACCGAGATCCGCAAAGTACCGGCCCTGGCGAAGTGCAATCAGGAGAGCTTCCTCGGCGCCGTAATGCAATGCGCGCAGCTCGGCCTGGAACCGGGTAACGCTCTCGGCCATGCCTACCTGCTGCCGTTCGGAAACGGCAAGGCGAAAGATGGCCTGTCGAACGTCCAGTTGATCATCGGCTACCGCGGGATGATTGACCTTGCCCGGCGCTCCGGCCAGATCGTTTCGCTCACCGCGCGCACCGTGCACCAGAACGACCAGTTCAGCTATCGCTACGGCCTCGACGAGGACGTCCAGCACGTTCCGGGAGAAGGTGAACGCGGCGTCATGACTCACGTCTACGCGGTCGCCAAGCTGAAGGACGGCGGCGTGCAATTCGAGGTCATGAGCAAGGCCGACGTCGACAAAGTACGCGCCACCAGCAAGGCATCCGGAAACGGGCCTTGGGTCACCCACTACGAAGAGATGGCCAAGAAGACCGTCATCCGCCGGCTGTTCAAGTACCTGCCGGTCAGCATCGAGTTGCAGACCGCAGTCACCCTGGACGAACGCGCCGACGCCGGATTGGACCAGGACAACGCGTCCATCCTCACCGGCGAATACAGCGTTGTTGACGACCAGTCTCAGGACCAGGTCCAGGTCCCGGACGGCGTGAACACCGAGACGGGCGAAATCACCGAACCCGCCCCGGGCCAGCAGTCGGACACCGGCGACACCGGCACCGACGAGCTCAATCTCGAGTAACCGGCCATGCCCAGCCTCACTGTCCTTGAGCGGTACGGCCAAGTCGGGGAATTCGCCGCGCTACTCGGCGCGGCGGAGCTCAACGCCGCTACGGACTGGGACGAGCAGTTCCTGGCCGACCTCCGCAGCAACTTCCAGCGCTACGGCGCCCACACCTACCTCAGCGACGCCCAACTCGAGCAGTTGGAGCGGATCGCCAACGAATAGGACCCTTCCCGATGAGCAACAACCCGCACTTCATGAACATGACCGCCGACACGCTCGGCAAGAGCTTGCTGCAGGGACTGATCCAGGAAATCCGGATCATGCCGGACTGCTGGCAGAAGCTTCCCGAGGCCAAGCAGCAGGACATCATCGACCGCCTGGAGCGCCAGGTACGGAATGCCGCCACCATCGCGGTCCACACCATTGCCGGCGGCGACCGCGACACGGTCTACGGCAAGCTGGAGTCGATGACCGCGAAGGACAAGATGAAGGCCGTATTCGTGGTGAATCCGAGCAGCCCTCACAAGGAGGACCTGCTGTTCGCGGTGAACAAGGATTGCCTGCTCATCATCGGCGGCGCCAACGAGTTCACCGAGGGCATGGACCAGGTCAAGCCTGACCCGGACCAGAACCCGCTGGACCTGAATGGCGGCGACCACGACATGGAAGACGCCGGCGCCTGGGGCGGTATGCAACCAGCAGACGACAGCGACGTCGTCGATGCCGAGTTCCAAGAGCTGCCGCAACTCACCGTCGAGCGCTTCGCCGGCCACACCCTGGGTGAGATCGCCATCGGCGTCGCCACCAAGAAGGACGTGTTCGACGCGGCCTGGCTGCAATCGCGCTTCGCTCTCACCACCGAGGAAGCCGAGCGCGTCATTCTCCAACTGCTGGACCAGGGCGTCATCGTGCTCGAGCAGGAAAACGAGGAGTCCCGCGAGTTGAACACTTACCGCGTCGTCAAGAAGCCGGGGGATATCGCCCTCGACCTGGAGTGAGCCATGCGCATCTGCTCGATCGAGGGCTGCTCGGGCAAGCACTACGGTAACGGTTTCTGCCAGAAGCACTATCACCGGAATCGGAAAAGCGGCTCTGCTGATATTGATCGGCGCACTGTGCGCCGATCACTCAGCGAGCGGTTCTGGGAGAAGGTCCAGAAAACGGATAGTTGCTGGTTGTGGACCGGCTACCGGAACGGCACCGGCTACGGCGAAATCAGCCGTGGCGGCCGGGAAGGGGCAATGCTTGCTCACCGCGCATCCTACGAAATCAACTGCGGGCCTATCGACAATGGCCTGCACGTCCTTCACCGCTGCGACAACCCCCGGTGCGTTCGACCGGACCACCTGTTTCTTGGGACCCATCTGGAAAACATGCAGGACATGGTTCGAAAGGGGCGAGGGAAGCAGCTTGGCGGCGGCCGACGTGGCGAGTCCAACGGCAATTGCCGGATCAGCGATGACCAGGTTCGAGAGATCAAGAGGCGCTTGGCTGCTGGCGAGCCGCAGGCCCAGCTTGCGCGAGCCTTTAACGTCTCGAAAACCCTCATCTACCTCATCAAAATCGGTAAAACGCGGGAGATCACGTAATGAAAATTCGCAAAATCGAGATACTCAACTTTCAGGGTGCCCGCAACATCAGCCTTGAAGTCTCCGCACCTGTTCTGCTGATCGCAGGTCACAATGGATCAGGTAAAAGCTCGACGCTCGACGCCATCAGCCACGCCTTCACCGGTAGGCCCGGCCGCGTTGCGCAGAAGCAGCATATCGGCCAACTGATCACCGAGGGCGCCAAGAAAGGGGAGGCCCGCGTCGAGTGGCTGGACGATGCCGGCGAGGTGCAGGCCTGCGGGGTCGCGCTGCCCAGCGGCAAAGGCTCCCCGCTCGCCGACTCGCCGTTCCTGCCGTTCGTGCTCGACGCCAGCCGCTTCGCCGCTCTGGACGCCAAAGATCGCCGCCGGGTTCTGTTCGACCTGACCGGCGCCAGCGCCAGCCCGGTCGAGGTCGGCAAGCGCCTGAAGGCCAAGGGCATCGACCTGGCGCTGTTCGAGAAGGTAAAGCCCCTGCTCCGTTCCGGGTTCTCCGCCATGGTCGGCCAGGCAAAGGACTACGCCAGCGAGGCGCGCGGCGCCTGGAAGGCAATCACCGGCGAGAACTACGGCAGCGACAAGGCGAACGGGTGGGAGCCGGAGGCGCCGCCGGCCATCGTCAGCGAGGAGGAACTGGAATCGGCGCGCGCGGAACTTCAAGCCACCGCCCAAGACCTGGACGAGGCCCAGCAGACCCTGGGCTCCAGCAAGCGCGCCCACGCCGACGCCCAGGCGCGGGCCAGCCGCATCACCGCTCTGCGCGAAACCGCAGCGCTGGCCGACCGCCGGCGCAACAAGCTGGCCACCGACGAGGCCAATCAGGACGAATGGTCGGAGAAGGTGATGGCAGCCGAGGCCGCCGCCAGCGGCGAGCCCGCCCATCAGCCGCTGACCTGCCCTCATTGCCAGGGCGCCGTGGACCTGCAGGCCGGCCAGTTGGTCGCGCACCAGCCACCGGCGAAGGTTGCCGATCCCGAGGCGGCGAAACGCCTGGAAGAGTACCGCGGGTATCTTGCCAGCGCTCAGCGCGCCGTCGCCAACAGCCAGCGGGACCTGAAGGAGAGCGAAGACGCCGACGCGCAGGCCGCCGCCCTGGAAGCCGAAACCGCCCAGGCGCCCAGCGCCGAGGCGATCGCCAACGGCGAACAGGCGATCAACGAACTGCGCCAGGCGCGTGACCGGCAGCAGGCCAAGGTGCAGTCGCTGCAGGAAGCGTTCAATGCCGCCGCGCAGCGCCAGGACGTCATCAAGCAGGCCGCCGGCTTCCACGCCGAGGTCTGCGCCTGGAGCGCCCTGGCCGATGCCCTATCGCCCGCAGGCATCCCAGCGGAGATCCTGGCCGATGCGATCGGACCGGTGAACGAGCTGCTGCAGCGCCTATCCGGCACCGCCGGCTGGTCGCCCGTGCAGATCAGCGCCGACATCGACGTCACGTTCGGCGGCCGGCTGTACGGCCTGCTGTCCGAATCGGAGCGCTGGCGGTGCGACGCGACGATGGCCCTGGCCATCGCGACGATCTCCGGCCTGCGCTTGGCGTTGCTGGATCGCCTCGATGTGTTGGACCTGCCGAGTCGTAGTCAGGCCCTGACACTGCTGCGTGCCGTGACCATGGACAAGGAAATCGACTCGGTGATCGTCGCCGGCACTCTCAAGGAACCGATGGCGAAGACGCCGGCCTGGCTACAAGCGGTCTGGATCGACGCCGGGCAACTCGTCGACCAGCAGCAACAGGCTGCGGCCTGACCCTACCTCAAGGCGGACTCGGATGTCCGCCTCTACCTCTGGAGGGCCCATGAAGCCCATCATCTTCGACACCGAAACCACCGGCACCGACCACAAGACCGACCAGATCATCGAGGCGGCCTGGCTGGAGCTTCCCGAGTTCCCTCACCAGTTCGCGGCGCTCCAACCGGTGGAGTTCCCGCACTACCACGAACGCTTCAAGCCCAACGTGCCGATCAGCCTTGGAGCCCAGGCCGTGCACCACATCATTTGCCAGGACCTGGTCGGCTGCCGCGAGTCGAAGGAGTTCGCCCTGCCCGCCGGCCCGCTCCTGATGATCGGCCACAATGTCGACTTCGACTGGCGCATGGCCGGCGAGAACCCCGACATCAAACGAATCTGCACCCTCGCGCTGAGCCGCTTCCTGTTCCCGGACAAGGACAGCCATACCCAGTCGGCCATGATGTACCTGATCGCGCGGCGCAACGGCCGGGAGGCTCAGGCCCGCGAACTGCTGCGCAATGCCCATGCCGCGCTCGACGACGTCCGCAACTGCGCTATCGTCCTCCGCTTCCTGCTGGAGGTAGCGATGGACGCCGGGCACGCGGCTGACACCTGGGAAGAGGTCCATGCGCTGAGCGAAAAAGCACGCATCCCGACCGTCATGCCTTACGGCAAGCACAAAGGCACGCCGATCAACCAAGTCCCGAACGACTACAAAGCCTGGTTGCTGCGCCAACCCGACGTCGATCCATACCTGGTCCAGGCCCTGCGCCAGCGGTAGCCACTCCACTTCAGCGCCCCACCCGGGGCGCTTTCTCTTCCAGCAAGCACGCACCGGACGCCGCCCTGTGGGCGATTCAACCATGCCTCGTGGGCCGCCCAAGTCAGGCAGGGCGGCGTCCAGTGCCTGTTCACGGAGTACTGACGTACTTCTAGCGGGTCGCGTACAGACTAACGACTCTGGGTGTTGAGAACCTCATAGTTACGATCTGCATGCGCCTTGGTTACCCAAGTGTTCTTTGTCGACCTGGCTTGAGCCTTGGATCCGCTCAAAGTTTGGACCACTCGTCCCACGGCCTTCGATGCAACAAGTGCAGCGCTTTCAACCTTTGTCGGAGAACCCCGATAGCCTGCGGCAGACCGAAAATGATTGAGGATGATGTCTTGCTGATAAGCAGGTGTTTGCTCTCCACCGATTGTTGATACACCCACCGTCTCATACCGGTAATAGACCTTGGTGTCATCGAACACGATCTCGACGATTCTGAAGTCAGGCATCTCTCCTCCTTGATCCGGCCCCATGCCGGGCCTTCCAACTCTAGCCCCAACGACATCACTGCGCCATCACGCATAGCGCAGTGCGTCCTCACGTTCGCGAAAAGGAACCCGCCGCATGATCAAGCGCACCCTCTACCACTTCCACTTCTGCTGCGGCCTGGGCGGCGGTGCCGCCGGTTTCAACCGGGCGCGCCCGCGGGTCGGCAACGTCGAGGCCGAATGGGTCTGCCTCGGCGGGATCGACGTGGACCCAGCCGGCCTGCGCGACTTCGAGCGCCTGGCCGGTGTCCCGGGCACCCTGCTGGACCTCTTCACCCGCGACCAGTACGTGCGGTTCCACGGCAAGGAGCCGCCGGCCGGTTGGCGGGAGGCAACCCCGGAGGATGTTCGTCGCGCCGCGGGCGGCCGCCGGCCGGATGCCGTCTTCATCAGTTCCCCATGCAAGGGCGCCAGCGGCCTGCTGTCGGAGAAAATGAGCCTGACCCCGAAATATCAGGCCTTGAACGAACTGACTTTGCGGTGCATCTGGCTCATGGGCGAGGCATGGGCTGATGACCCGGTGCCGCTGATCGTCTTCGAGAACGTCCCGCGCCTGGCCAGCCGCGGCCGGCACCTGCTGGACCAGATCAACAGCCTGCTCGGTGGCTTCGGCTACGCCGTGGCGGAAACCACTCACGACTGCGGCGAACTCGGCGGCCTGGCGCAGTCCCGGAAGCGCTTCCTCCTGGTGGCACGCCACGTCGAGAAGGTGCCGCCATTCCTGTACGAGCCGGAGAAGAAGTCGCTCCGCGCCGTCGGCGACATCCTCGGCCGCATGCCGCTTCCCGGCGACATCGAGGCCGCCGGCCCAATGCACCGCGTACCGTCCCTGCAGTGGAAGACCTGGGTGCGCCTCGCCCTGGTGCGCGCCGGCAGCGACTGGCGCAGCCTGAATGACCTGGCCGTCGAGGACGGCTACCTGCGCGATCTGATCATCGTGCCGGAGTACCACCGGGGCGTCCTGGGAGTGAATCACTGGGGCGATTCGTGTGGCGTTGTCGCCGGCGCGAGCCGCCCGATGAACGGGCGGTTCTCAGTCGCGGATCCTCGCGCGCCGGCAAACGCCCTGCAGTACCAGCAGTACGGCGTGCGCCGCTGGACTGACACCTCGGGCGCCATCATCGGCGTCAAGTCGCCCGGCCAGGGCACGTACTCCGTCGCCGATCCCCGCGGCCAGAGCTTCGGCAAGTACCCCGTCACCGACTGGGACGGCCCGTCCGGCACCGTGATCGCGGCCAGTACTACCGGCCAGGGTGCTTTCGCAGTAGCAGACCCGCGCCCGGGCGGCGTCCGGCACAACAACGTGTTCCGCGTCGTCAGCATGGGCAGCCACGCCGGAACCATCACTGGCGGGCACTCGCCGAGCTCCGGCGGCCAGGCTGTTGCCGATCCCAGGTACCACAACTGGCACCCTGGGGCGAGCAGCCGCAAATTGCACGTCGGCGAGTGGGGAAGCGCTACCGGCACGGTCACCGGCTCCCAGCAGGTGGCCAGCGGCGCTCTGTCGATCGCTGATCCGCGCGTGCTCGATCGCGCCAAGGGCGACGCCTACCTGACCGGCGGCCACTACGGCGTAGTGGGGTTCGACCAATCCGCCGGCGCGGTGTCGGCCAGTGCGCGGCACGACAACGGTCGATGGAGCGTTGCCGATCCGCGCATGCCGGCGGCGAACGACCGGCTGACCTGCATCATCCAGTCGCTGGACGGCACCTGGCACCGGCCCTTCACGACCCTTGAGCTCGCCGCACTGCAGAGCCTGGTTGACCCCGAAGAGCAGTTGGTGCTCGACGGCCTGAGCGACAGCGACTGGCGCGAGCGCATCGGCAACGCCGTACCGCCTGCCGCCGCCGAGGCCATCGCCGGCGTGATGGGCACCACCCTGCTGCTGGCCGAGGCCGGCGAAACCTTCATGCTCAGCAATACGCCGATCTGGGTGCGCCCGGTTGCGGTGGCACTGAGCGTGGCTCAGCAGGAAGTCCAGCCATGAGCCGCCTGGAGGTGTGTCCGCTGACCCTGGCCGAGGCGAATGCGTTCGTAGAGCAGCACCACCGCCACCACGGCCCGGTCCAGGGCCATAAATTCAGCCTGGGCCTCGCCGCCGGCGAACGCATCGTAGGGGTGGCCATCGTCGGCCGCCCGGTAGCGCGCCACCTCGACGACGGGATGACGCTCGAGGTGACCCGCTGCTGTACCGACGGCGCGCGCAACGGCTGCTCGAAGCTGTACGGCGCGGCCTGGCGTGCAACACGCGCCCTCGGCTACCGCAGGCTCCTTACCTACATCCTCGCCAGCGAGGCCGGCGCAAGCCTGCGCGCCAGCGGTTGGCACCTGGTGGGCATCCGCGGCGGAGGCAGTTGGAACTGCCCAAGCCGCCCCCGTGTGGAAACGCCCAACCAAGGACAGAAACTGCTCTGGGAGATGCATTCATGAACACCGAACAGTTCATTCGAAACGCGGCCGCGCGCGGGCTTTCCCGGCGCGCCACCCGGCTGGCGCTGGGCATCGGCCCATGGGTATTCCGCGAAATGCTGACCCTGATGCCGGACATCGAGTGGCCGGCGAAGGGCCAGTCGCTGGACCACAAGCGGGCCAACTCGCAGAAACAGGGCTACTGCACGCCGGCACTCGCCCGCGCACTGGACCAGGCCCGCCAGGCACGCAAGGAAAAGCACACCCACACCGTGCGCGGCAGAACCGGAACCCTCGAAGAGTTGGTCGACCTGCTGCCGAGCCCCGTCTCGGCCAGCACCGTCCGCCGGCGACTCGCCGCAGGCATGTCCCTCGAGGACGCGCTGCTCACCCCACACCTACCGCCGAAACCAGGCCATCGCCCACTTCAGCAGGTGCAGCCATGACGACGAACCAGAACCACCCCGACGATCACCTTGCCATTGAAGCGCTCCACAGCCGCTATCTCGATGTCCTGACCGGACGCACCAGCGATCACCTCCTGATGTTCCAGGACGAGGCCTACGCGCTTGGCCGCGCCCGGGGCCGCCTGGACGTGTTCCGTTTCGACCTGCACCTGGAGCGCCAGCGCCGGTTCAGCGAACGCACGTTCGGGCCTGGGTCGCGCGCCGCTGGCGTCGTCGACCACATCCGCAAAGAGTTGCGCGAAATCGAAGAAGCCCCCGGCGACCTGGCCGAGTGGATCGACGTTGTGATCCTGGCCCTGGACGGGGCTTGGCGCACCGGCGCCACTCCGGCGCAGATAATCGACGCCCTGGTCGCCAAGCAGACGAAGAACGAGGCGCGCACCTGGCCGGACTGGCGCACGGCGCCGGCCGACAAGGCGATCGAGCACGACCGCGCGGACGAGCCGATCGACGACAACACCTACTTCGTCCACCGCAATGCCGGCAAGAAGGTGTTCGTGAAGCACGGTCCCTTCTTCCTGGAGCAGGGCGGCCTGACCCAGGACTGGGGCAAGGGCTGGACGCGCATCAAGGCCAGTTCCATCGAACATGCCCGCGAGATCGGGGAGGAGTTGCTGCCGTGATCCAGCGCATCTACCTCGCCGGGCCTATGACCGGCCTGCCGGAACACAACTTCCCCGCGTTCCACGCCGAAGCCGCGCGCCTGCGAAGCCTCGGGTACCAGGTCGAGAACCCCGCCGAGCACGGCGAGATTCCGGGCTTCGAGTGGGCCGACTACCTGCGGCTCGACCTGCAGAAGCTGCTCACCTGCCAGGCAATCGCCCTGCTGCCCGGCTGGATGGACTCGAAGGGCGCCAGGCTGGAGTTCACCGTAGCCACCAACCTGGGAATGCGCGCTCTGCACGCGGAGCACATCACCGGTCCTGCGGAGATACCGACATGAAGAACCAGGCCCCGCTGGTGCAGAGCGAGGCCGAACTCTGCGCGGCGTTCATCGACGAGTTCAACCGAGTCCCCGGCTGGACCTGCTACCCGGAGACTGCCGGGTTCGACATCCTGGTGGTCCATGAGGATGGCCGGCAGATCGGCGTCGAGGCCAAGTTGCAGTTGAACGCCAAAGTGGCCGACCAGATCCTGCCGCAGTACTGGCAAGACCGGTACGGGGCGCCCGGGCCAGATCACCGCTTGGTCATTGTCGGGCGGATCACCGAGGCCAGCCACGGAATCGCGCGCCTGCTTGAAATGTGCGGCATCGCAGTGCTCGCGCCGTCCCGCGGACACCGTCGGCGCGACGGCAAGTTCGTCGACTTCCCCGAGTTCCACTTGCGCCACTGGCTCCAGCACTCCAGTGGACCGCAATTGTTCGACTGGAACCCCGCGGAACGCTGCCATGTCCCGATCGTGGTCCCCGACGTGCCTGCCGGCGTTCCGGCTCCGCTGCGGCTCACCCAATGGAAGGAATGCGCGCTGAAGGTGATCGCCACGCTGCGCCGCCAGGGCTTCATCACAACGAAGCAGATCGCCGAATGCGGCGTCAGCGCGACGAACTGGACACGATCCTGGCTCGACAAGGGCGCCGAGCGCGGCACCTGGGTTGAATCGACCCGCATGCCAGCGTTCGACCAGCAGCACCCCGAGGCCTTCACCAAGATCCAGCAGGCGCTGGACAAGAGCGCCCAGCCCACCCTCTTCACCTGAGCACCGCAATGAACCGCCCCACCATCTGCCGCACCACGGGCCAACGGATAGGCCTGTGCAAATGCTTCCGCTGCCGGCCGCCGGCGCCGGAGCAACCGGAGACACCACCATGTCCTCTACCCAACACCAACTGATCGAGCAGTGCGCCACCCGCCTGCGCGGCATCGTCGAAGCCCTGGACAACATCCACGACACCAGCCCGCATCGCTGGTCGACGGACCTCGACGACGTTCACTCCTCAGCCGAGAGCCTGCTGGCCATGATCAATGACCAGGCGCCGGCGCAAGATGCTCAGGGCCTGGCACTCCGCACCATCGCCGAGTATCCCTGTCCCGAGCAGGACAACATGACAGCCGCCAATATGCGCCAAGTCGCCGCCGACGCCATCACCGGCGCGCTGGCCTTCGGCGCCCAGGCCAGCCAGCCGCCGGCGGCGGATCACTGGCTTCGTCCGTTCTACGACATCGGCCGCGCCGAGGGACAACGTACCCAGGAACTGGCAATGCTGGTTCGCATGCTGGCCGCTTCCCTGAAGCGGCATGCCCCGGAAAGCAACCTGGTGGCGCGCGCCACCAACTACCTGGCCGCCAAGGGCTTGGCCGGCACACCGCTTCGTGACCCGCCGGCACCGGTAGAGCAGGCAGGCAGAGATGTTGAGCCAGCCCCCTGCCCCTTCTGCGGTGGCGAGGTAGACCCCACGGGCTGGCTTCGCGGCGATGGCACACGCGGTCCAGAGTGCAACTACTGCGGCGCTACAGCGCGGAGCATGGAAGCCTGGCAGACCCGTACCGCCCCGGCGCAGTCAGAGGGTGCTCCGGTGATCGGGTGCCTCTGCGGCATGCCGATGACCGAGGGCCATCACTCGCCGGACGGTTGCAGCAGCCTTGGAGAGTTCGCAACGCATGTGGTGGTTCCGCGGGAAGTCCTGGAGCGCTCTATTGATCGCTGGGCATGCTGCGCCATGTCGCAGACGCCGGGCGCTGAAGAGGCATGGGAAGGACTCCGCGCCCTGCTGAGCGAGCAGGAGGGAGGCTCCGACCATGCGTAGAGCACTGACCGCCCTCGGCATCATCGCCGCCCTCGGCCTGGCCGTGGTGGGGCTGGTGGAGATATTCCCGATCGTTCGCACGCTGGCGGCCTGGCAGACGGGGTGCTTCGGATGAAGCAGAAACCAGGCATCGCCCTTCCCCGCTGGCTCCTGCGGACCACAACGATGCAGATGCACAGCGTCGACGTGGTATTGGTCATGGCGCTGGTGCTCCAGCACCACGGCACGGCGGACGCTGTTCGCCGCGCCGCCGGTCAGCTTCGCGACAGAGTATGTGCCGAGCACCGGCCCAAGATGACCGCGCTCATGCGCATGCAAGACGACGTGGCGGCGCTGCAGGTGGCGCTCAACATCGTCCAACGCGCCACCGACGCCCTGGGCATCCTGCCGGGAACGCCGTTTCCGGCCAGACCTTCGCCCAGCGAAAGCCCACCGGATCAGGGGCACATGCCCGCCAAGGCTGGTCCCGTCACCGGTGAGCCGGTGCATCCTACCAGAAATCATCCATGCCGCGGCCCAACGGAAAGGGCCGCGGAACAGCCCGGCCGGAGAGCTGGGATAGGTAACGCCCAATGAACACCCTGTTTCTGTTGATGGCCCAGTACGATGGTGCCGCTATCATTCCCCTCGAACGCGTCTGCGCCGACTACTTCAGCCACCTGACCCCCGAGAAAATGAAGATGAAGGTAGCGGCCGGCGAAATCGACTTGCCGCTGGTGCGCATGGAGAACAGCCAGAAGTCTGCGCGTGGCGTACACCTGACGGACCTGGCGAACTACCTTGACGAACGGCACAGAACGGCGAAGGAAGAGCACGAAAAGCTCATGGGGCGCCGAACCCTGCGCCGTGCATCCTGACCCTCCCGCCTACCGGGCCTCGATCGTGGGGCCCTCTATTATCTGCTCCAACCACGGCCAGTCTTCGTACTTGTCGCCGTTCCCTCTCAGATGCGTGTAACGCCGCATCGAATTCCAGTCCCGGTGGCCCGAGACGCTGGCCACGCGCGGAATATCCCATCCGATCTCGAAAAGCCGACTGATGCCGTCATGGCGCAGGTCGTGAAAGTGGAGATCATCGATCTCCAAGAAGCTGCAAGCCCTGGTAAACGAAGCGCTGACCGACTTCGCGTTGTAGGGGAACACGAACTCCTCGCGCCGGGGCATCGAATGCAAAATGCGCCATGCCTGGTCTGGCAGGTGGCACCAGACATCATTCCCGTATTTCTGGCCCGGATTCTTCATGTCCGTGATCAGCACTGCCTGGCGTGCTTCGCCGATGGCGTCCCAGCGGATCCGGGTGATCTCTTCCTGGCGGCGCGTTGAGAAAATCGCAAAGCCGATCATCCGAACCATGTCGATCTGCTGCTTGCGACGCTCCCGCATTTCAACGAAGTAGGCAAGGATGGTGTCAAGCTCCTCCAAAGTTGGGCGCCTGTCCCGCTCGTTGCTCCTGGAAACCCCTCCCATCTTGCGCAGAACGCGCCTGGCGTCGGCCATGGCCACCGGATCCACCTCGTAGCCCCATGCTGGGCGTGCAACCGTCAAGACGGCACCGAGGTGAGAAAGATCGTTGCCTACAGTCTGCGGCTGCACGCCGCCCTTCTCGATGCGATCCATTGCGTACTCGACCAACACCTGGGAAGTGAGGTCCCGGTCGACCACATTCCCCAGCCATGTCGCAGCTATCGCCTGGAGCGTCGCCTCCTTGGTCCTGCCCAACGGTCGCAGTTTCCCGTACTCCTCAAGATACTGCTTGATCATTTCCCGTACAGTGACGCCCTTGCGGTTGGCTCGCTCGATCGCACCTGGCGCTGCCAACTCTGCCTCTCGGCGCTTCAGCCAGTTCTGGGCCGCCGCCTTCCGGTCGAATGTCTGGCTTTCCTGATAAACTGCCTTCCCCTGCCGCAT